GTTTTGAACTTCAGTGTCTTGACTGACTTCAATCATATACGTTAGTTTGTCGGGGTCAACATTACCCGATAAAGCCGAATACCTTTTTAAATCTTTTGTTGTGACAAATAATGCTTTAGCCATAGTTTTTTATTTAGGATATGCGCCACGGTCTGCACGGTCGATTTGTGCAATCTTACTTTCTGCCGTTCCCCATGGGTTTCTTTTATATGTTTTCGGAATTTCTTTTGTAACACGATAATTCTTTAAATCGTCACTAACTTTTGAAAACTTTTTCTTGCGATATAATATTTGTTTCCATACATGAAAGCAGTTTTTACCGCCCTTAAATTTGAACAAATCGAATTTCATAGGTTCAGACGCACCCTTTGGTCGATGTCCAAGAATTTGATTCACACCGTCACGCGATGCACGGTCAATGTCTTCAATTCTATAAACAACACCGTCGTTTGATAATTGCATCATATTCACACAAAATTCACGTGATGTTCCCGATTTATTCTTTTTTCTTGAACCTTTAACGTATTTATAACGAATTTTATAAAGACCGTTTCTTGAATCTAAATCAGAATAACCATTTGCGTCAGACCAGATTTCATTTTTACCTTCTTGTTCAAAAATTATATTTCTGATTTTTTCAAGTTTTGACATTTTAACTTCTTCAATTGATGCGTTCGCCCATTCTTCTTCACTGACATTATCTTCATGCGCTTCACGTTCGTCAACAATTTCCCATTCATCTTCATTGATTGTTTCACCTTTTAGATTTCCAATAATAGACGCGCCAAGTTCAACATCTAAAAATGGCGTGTGTTCTTCCAATTCTGTCATTTCAACGCCCGTTTCTTCTTCAATAGTTTCGTCGTCAATATCTTCTTGGTCAATGATTTCGTCCATGAATGACAATGGAAGTGTTGGTCTAAAATATAAATCAAGCGAAATGTTGTTGAACGCAAGAATTGTGTCAATAATTTCAAGAACTTCTTCTTGCAATCCTTTAATCACAATGTTTTGAAAAAGAAGTGTAGCGTTTTTTATTTCTTCAGCATTGTTCCCAAGACCGTCATTTCCTTCGCGAATTCCTAAAAGCATCGGTGATGTGACACGATGACCAACCACCAATTTTCTGAAACATTCTTCGGCTAAATAACGATAATGTTCGGGTGCGTCATTTAAAGGAACGTCAGTGACTTCCGTTCTTGCTTCCGAATTATCATTAAATGACACGATTACTTTTTCACCCCTTGAACCAGTAAGTTTGTTCACAACGTCAGTTTTGATTTGTTGCATCTTTTCTGGTGTGCTGACCCCATTGTTAAAGTTTACAATTTTTGTCCCGCTAAATGAATTTAAACAATCGTTAATTAAATAATCTGCAATTTCAGATTCTAGCTTACAATAAGGAAGTGCGCCAATATAAGACGGCGCAGAATAATAATATGAACCCGTTTGATAAGGTTTTAATATTATCAGCTCGATTCCATTCTTTTGATTACCAAATCCGTAATTGTCAATTTTTGTTAATTTATCATTTGTCTTTACAGTTGACCAATCTGGTGAATAATACCATGCTTCGATTTCACCGTCATCGTTACATTTTTGCGCCCTTAAATTTTGCATCGGAAAATGTTCAACTTTCACGATTTTTCCGTCCCTATAAGCTAATTGAAACGCAGACATTCCCAGAATGTATCTGTCTTTAATAAATTTTTGCAAATCTTGTGGTGAGAACAACGCCATTGCTTGTGCATATTCGTCGGGTTTTCTGGAAGAATCTAATGCATTTAAACCGCGACCATAAATCATGGAACAAACCCCATTGATGATTGCGTTGTTAGTTGTTGAATTTAAATACATGTGGATTAAATAATCGAAATAAAGATTGTCTTCGCCATACATGACATAATCTTTTTGTTTTGTTTCAATTATCAATGGTGACGTGTATTCCGATAAATTTGTGATAAATAAATTATTCATAATTTTTTTTATTATTCGTCAAAAACGATGTATTCATTTTCGGTTTCATGTTCGTCATAAATGTCTTGTCCAGACGAATTTGTTTGAATCGAATATGTTGAAATATTTTGTGAAGTTGCAAACACAATATCACGATAAACAACATCAGAACCGTCTTTGACAACGAAACGATAAAACACACCTTCAGTCAATTTTGACGCACCCGTGAAGACGATTGATGTCTTTAAATAATACGCTTCTTTGACAAAAGTTGGTGACAATGTAAACGATTTATTTTCGTCTTGATTTGTCATTTCAATTGTCGTTGCATTATATTTTCGCGGTATAAATTTGATGTCTTGGGTGACCGAATTATCGGGTGTTAATATTATCATTTTAACCTTTAATTTAAAAACTAAAAAATGCCGTTTTTGTTAAGATTTTTTAAATATTATGTTAAATAGAAATTTAAAAAAAACGAAAAATTTGTACGAAGGAAAAATTCGACTGTTGCATTATCTCGAAAAAAAGGTGTAGTCATATTCCAGACGGGTGAAAGTGCCTTAAAACGCACGTAAATGGCTTTAAAATCGATGTTAAAAAAACATACTTTAGACAGAAAAAGACATAAAAAAAGGGGTGAAAAACACCCCAATTTTTGAAAGTAAAAAAAGAACTTTTTTACGAATTTGTACCAACCACAACCGTCGTGTTTGTTGTGTCGTCAATGATGCTTGGGTCAACTAAATAAGCGGGGAACCTTTCCGTTCCCGTGCCAGTAATATTGTAACCGTTTGCATCTCCCATTCCCGCGCCCGTTGTAGTATTAACCGCAACTTCAACGCCGTTTTCAAGACCCGCTAAATAATAATTTCCGTTATAATCTTCAATGATTATTTGTGGTCTTCCATATGACAAAAGTTTTAATTCTTTTCTAAAAATTTTGTCTTGTTTTTTAAATAATGCTGTTATTGTTTGCGTCCAAAATGAAGTTCCGTTTTCCCTTGAATTTTCATTTGTTTCTTCAAAACTGTTCGCACCTTTAACAACATATTTATAAAGTGTAAGTGGTGAAGCGAACCCAGTAATTTGGTCATCTGCGTCGGTCGTCATTGTTTCATATAATCCGTCAGTATAATTGATTATAAATAACGCGTGAATCCCGCCGACATTGTCCTTACATGGTTCATTTCTTCCAACTGAAATATCGCATGACATAAGCTATAATTTTTTAAAGGTTAATAAATGGGGACTGAATTAACAATCCCCGTTTGTTTTAAATGTTATCCGTAAACAACAATATCTGCTTCGATTCCAAGGTTTGCCCCCGCGGTCATTCTCATAATTACACGACAATTTTGCGAACCATCAAGTTCTGACATGTCAAGAACCTTGACTTCATTCGTGTCATTTAATAAGCCAGTCGAAAATATGAAATCTTGTTTTAGACCCGCCATTGCGTGATTGTCTGCAAGACCATTCGCAACGAATATTCTTACACCGTCAAAAGAAAGTCCACTATCGCCATTATACCACATTGTTCCCTTTGCGTCATAACCCGAATTCGCTTCAGCGGATAAGAAACTTCCGAATCCACCTAAAGCCCTAACATACGCCTTCGCGATGTTTTGTGAAACATAAAGGTATAAATCATCTTTTCCGTAAACCTTTGAAGGAATCGCGTCAACGATTTTTCCAAGTTCTGCAATTACGTTACCCGCGTTCACAGTTGTTCCCGCTACTTTTACAGTTGAACCAGAAGCGTCACCAAGTGTCCAGAATCCGTCGAACTCACCGCCCGTCGCATTTGTTCCTTCCCAAAGTGTTTCTTCAATATGTTCTGCAACTTTTCCAGAAACGTGAGCAATTAAATAATCACTAAACGAAGTAGGAAGTCCGTTTGGATTAAATGCACTAATTCCCATTTGCATCGCCGTCCAAGTATTTATAAAATCCGACTTACATAATTGAAGGTTAACTTGAAAATCTTCTGGTTGACAAACGATTTCTGACAAAGTAACTGATGAATCTGGTGTGAAATCACAAGAACCGTCAGAAACTAATGAACCAGTTTCAACCCTTTGAATTACTGATTTGTATTTTACATTTGGCATAATTTCAACTACACCAGATGACAAAGTGTTTCCGCTTAATAAACTTGCAGAAATGTACTTTGATGAAAATTCACCTGCATACGTGCTTGTTATCGTCACAGTTGTTGCAAGGTTTGTTTTTTGTAAATTTGACATTTTTTTAAAATTTAAGTTTAATAATTAATTATTTCCGAATAATCTGGCATATACATTGTCAATTGCTGATTTTCTTCTTTTCTGTCCATATTGGATTCCAAGATTAGCTTCAACTTTTGCTTCTGGATTATGCTTAAAAGTTTTAACGTTTTGCGAAAGTTTTTGACTTGACATTCCAGCGGCGTCTTCATCAACCTTTTCTTCTTCTTCGTCCGCGTCTTTTTTAGATTCTTTGTCAGCTTTTAAATCAGCGACCGCGTCTTCTAGGTTTTTGATACGTTTTTCCATTCCCGCCCAATCTTCAACATCTGCTTCTTTTCCGTCATCTTTCATTTCTTCTTCTTTTTCTTCTTCTTCTTTTTCTTTCATTTTGTCTTCGTCGTAACCTAATGACGCAATGATTCCTTCTTCTTTAACAACAAGTTGTGCATTATCTTCCATTAAATAAGTTCCTTGTGGAACTGGAATTTTTTGCTCGTCTTCTGTTAAGATAAAAACTTCACTTCCGTTTTCAAACTTGTCCGATTCAAATGTCGTCCCGTTTTCCAACTTACGCGTTTCAAAATTTACTTCAAGACCAAGAATTGTTTTGATTTTATTCAAAGTGTCTTTTGCTTCCATAACTATTTTAATATTAAAATTTATTATTTATATAAATAACTTATAATTTTTTAAGTGTTGTAAATTCAAATTTTTCCAATGCCTTGATTCCAGATTCCACCCTTGCAACATTTCTTTGAATAAGTCAATCCGTCATCGCATAAACATGCGCGTTTGTTTGATTTCGGTGAAGTTCTTCCGCCAATAAAAATTTTACGCATTTTTGACCACATCTTTGATTTGTTTTAAAAGTTCTAATTCCTTTTTTTGTTCTTCTGACAATTCTTCTTTTTGTTTGTCTTGTGGTCTTTGAAGTTTATCGGAAAAAAATCCTTCAATTGAAAATCCTTTGATTTCGTGATTTTTCACTTTTTCCCAAACTTCATCATTTTCAACTTTCATTGATATCACCCAAGTTCCAACGGGATAATTTAAACCATAAAAATTTGATTTGTCTTTTTCTGGGTCTTCAACAATCCATGATTCAACAATTGTCATTCCATTTAAATAATTGTCTTGATGTTCAAGTGTTGCTTTGTTTTGATTTCCTTTTTGGAAAAACATTTGTGATGCTTTGCGAACAGTGTCTTTTGAAAAGAAAATGTAAAATTCTTGTTCACCGTTTTTTCTAAAAATTGGTTTGTCTGGAATTAACCCCGCACCAATAAGAAGACGTTTTTCGTCATCAACTTTTTTTAACAAAATAAGATCTTGGTTCGCGTCTTTTAAAGCAATAAAATCTTCTTCGATTGCGGGACGTTCAACAACAGAAACCGCATCGATTCCCGAAAGTTCTTCGTTTTCGTCAATTATTAATTCAATTATATTCATTTCTTTTATTTTTAAAAACTTTTAGATTGTTAATTTGTTTTATATTCCCGCACTGTTGACAATGTTTCTGTCTAAACTTTGCGCGGTTGTTACATCATTGGACACAACAAACGCTTGGACTGGCGGGGTTTCGCCAAGTGCTTCCGCAAGTTGATTCATTCCACCTTGATTCACAGACAATGAAGGTTGAGCCAAAGAAGGTGTTGGAACGTCTGTTGACGCACCGCCACCGCCACCGCCACCGCCGTCCGTAACTGGCGGGGGTGTTGAAGGTGTAGTTGGTTTTGATTTTAAATTTGAAATTGCTTTTCGAGATGCTGAAAGTCCCATTGCGATTTCGCCCACTGCTTTGATTGTGTTAAATGCAATCCAAGGTTGACCAAATGTTGAAGGTGATTTTGAAAGTGATTTTGCGTTTGCAATACCAAGATTTGAAATAATTTGTGAAACTGATGAAACTTGGTCTGTAATTATTCCCGCAATAGCCAACGCCCTTGATTTTTTTCCACCCGCTTCGGCGATATTTTGTAAACCCTTCAAAAAACCACTTACGCTTTTTAACTTACCTTGTCGCATTGATTCTTCTTGCTTCATTTCATTAATTCGGTCTGACAATTCTTTTTCTGCGATTTCTTTTCTTTTTTCTGCGCCTTCTTCTGCGTTTTGGTTCTTTGCGTCTTGAATTTTTTGTTGACGTGCATATTCAAGTTGTGCTTCTATTTCTGCAAGTTCATCTTTTGTTAATTGTTCATCTTCAAATTGAAGAAGTGCTTGTTCTTTTAAAGTTTCATATTTTTCGTTTATTTTCTCGAGCTCAAGCGCAAATTCTTCTTCTTCCGTGATTGCGGTTGCTTCCTTAATTGATTGTTTAAAGTTTGCAAATTCTTCGTCTTGTTTCTTTTTTTCGTCAATTTCTTTTTGGTTGTCTGCAATAGCTTGATTCGTTGCCGTTGTTAATTGTGTTTGAAGAAGACGTTGCATTCTTAATTTTTTATTTTGAATCTTGATGACTGCTTCTTGAAGTTCCGCTTCTTTGTCCAATGCTTCGGTTGTATTTAAACCAAGTGACATTTGAATTCGATGTGCGTCAAGTTTCTTTTGTGCGGATTCTTCTTGTTTTGATGCAATATCTTCTTCGATTTGTTGTGCTTTTTTAAGCAATTCCATTCTTTCTTCGGCAGTGTATTTGTCACGCTTTTCAGCTTCTAAACGTAAACGTGAAACTTCTTCTGTTGCTTTTGCTCGTTCAATTCGTAATTCACGGTCAAGAATTTCCGCATCATTCAACATCTTTTGTGCGTCCATTGATTTTTTAACTTCATCGGCGGTTTCTTTAAATGCGGTTTTTACTGCGTCCGCACCTTTTTTCACAACTTTCATCGCTTGATTTACTGGATTTAATTCTTCATTAAATGTGTTTAATGCTTTTTTTCCTTCAGCTAGTGCGCCACTTATATCACCGCTAAACAATTTTTTGATTCCCTTACCTAAAAAACCAAGTGTGTCAATCAATGCATTAATTTTGGTCATTACAAAATCTTTGATTGTTTTTCCGAAGTTTTTTAATGATTCAACTGGATTTTGAAAAGCGTTAATGATTCCCATTCCAAGATTTGCAAAAGCATCAAGAACTTGGTTGACAACCGCGCCAATTCCCGCCATTAAAACCTTCATCATTTTTTGACCTTTTTCAGACCTTTGGAACGCTTGAATTAATGCAACAACACCAACAACCAATGCGCCGATTCCCGATGCAATCATTGCGACACGCAACGCGCCCAGTGACATGACTTGTGCTTTCGTTGCAACGGCAAACGCTTTCATTGAAGTAATCATTCGACCGATTCCAGTGTTCATCAATCCACTTTGTTTGATTGCGTCTTTGTTCGCATTTTTTAGTCCGTCAAGTTTCTTTTTCGCATTTGTTCTTTCACCATTTAATTCTTTCAAATCCATTTTTTCTTCCTTTAAACGAACTCGATGTTGTTTAATTTGTTTGTTTAAATCTTTATAACGTTGCGTTCCCGCACCCGCTTTGGATTGTTCTTTTTCAAGTTTTAACAAATCACGTTCAAGCGTCAAAATACTTTCATTTGTGTCTTTTACACTTTTATCAAATGAATTGAATTCTTCTTGTGCTTTTTTTAAATCTGCGTTTACAATTATTGTTTTCGTAACTGCCATAATATTTGTCTTTTAGTTAGTTCAACTCCTTCACCAAATTTCTGGGGAAGTTTATATTTTCCTTTTGCCACTTCAATTGTTTCTGTTTCTGCGTAATATGGTAACGCATGTAAAATTTTCAAAATCATGGATTTATGTTAAAACAGAAGCCGTGTAATCGTTGACTTTTACCAACAATTCAAAATCTGCTTCTTTGGTTAATAAATTAATTTTCACACTATTAATGTAATATTTTCGACCCGCCACAATTATGGTGTCATTAATTTTATAATTCAAAATAAATTCAACGGTCACCACTGCTTTAAGACGAACAATTCTTCCTTTTAATTCAAATGTCTGGACAATATATTGTTTGTAAAATCTTTCAAACAAACTGAATTCATTAATGTCTTCATTGAATTCGTCCCATTGTTGATTGAAACAAAGTGAATGGTTTTGATTTGGTGATACGTGTGACGGACAACATGCGGTTGTAAATACCCCACTGACAATTGGTGTGGTTGAAACGTCTGCCATTCTATTAAAAAACAAATATGGCGCACCCGCAACGGTTTTCCCGTCGTTATTTACCCACCAACCAAGTGAAAGATTTGTCCCCCTTATAAGCGTTAACGGGGATTGCTGAAAAGGTGTTTTTAAATCAAATGATTGTCCTTCATATTTTTCGGGTGCTTGATATCTTAAATTTCCAAAGGTTTCGGAATATGATGCAATATATCTTGAAGCCATTTGTGTTTTAGGTGATGCGTATTGAAAATTAACCGCCGAATAAGGAATCGGACGTGTTACATCTGTCTTGTCAATTTTAACCATGCTTGTGATGTCGCGTTCTGTCCCTAGTGTCATGAAGTCATCAAATGTTTGAACATAAATTGTGTCATCATTATTTTCCGTGTATGCCGTTAAATTAAACGTCTTAAATAATCCAGATAAAAAATCAATCACTTTCATGTCTGGAAGAAAATCTTCCATAAAAATCATGTCTGTTAAATTGATGTTTCCGTTTCCATAAAAACCATTCGTTGTAAAGTTTTTTGTGATTTGCAATCCAAAATTTGCAAGTGTTGGCGTTGCACTAAAATTCATGTTGCCATTTGTTGTGAATCTAATTGATATTTCATAAGTTCTTTGTTCTAACAATCCAGAAGTTAAATCAAGCAACGCAAAAGATGTTGTCAGACCCGCCGTAACTTCACGACCTTGGTCAATGTAAAGAATTTCATTTGTCAAAATGTCTTTTACTGAAATGTCAAAGATTCCCGTGTTAACTGGGTCAAGACGAACCCTAATATTGTATTCATCACCTTGGTCAACAACTAATTGATTTGAAGCATTTAAAAAGTTTGTTCCACCGACAAACGAATAATCTGCAAACGTCATTCTTTTTCCCTTTTGGTCTAATGAAACCCCATATGTTGCGGGGTCTGTTTCTGGTAAACTTGACGGTGAATCTTTTCTTTGTAACCACAAATAAAGATTGTCAAACATATCAGAACCAAAAAATGATTCTTTTCCAGAAGCCGTTGTCATATTAAATTCAAGATTATATTGTGTTTGAATTGCTTCAATAATTCTTTTAACTTTTAGCGCGGGTTTTAATTCTGTTTTTAAATCATTCCAATTTACAGTTCGAATGTTTGGGGTTGCTATTGTTCCCGCGTCATATAAATAATAATTTTTTAACGTTATTAAAGGAACAACAACATTTCGGTCAGAAACTCCAGTTGCCACAACTCCAGAAGTGTTGATTCCAACTTCAAAAGCGTTAAAAAAATCAACTCCAAAACCTATGTCGTAAGCATTTAAAGGATTTAAAGAAGATAATTTTTCTTCACCGAATATTTCTTTGATTGTTGACGGGTCGCCAAAAAATGTAATTTTATATGACTTCGCTTTGTTCATTTCCATTGCAACCGCATTCAATTGAACTTCGCCTTGTCTAAAATCTGCCCCGTTCACCCTTATTGTTGCGGGTACTCGAAATCTAGCATCAAAACCATTGTCAATGTCAAAATTATAATAGTGTTTAAACAATTGATTGTTTGTTGATGAAGCGGGAATTGAAAAAGTTTTGGTGAATGGTGAAAACACTTTTGAAATGTCTTTAATGTCTTGCAAAACATCAGTGATGACAATTGATTCATCTTTAAATAAATCAACAATAGTGTCTTGAATAAATAAATCGACTTTCATTTATCTTATATTATTTAAATGGTTGTTTGCAAACTCAAACGTGACCGTGTGATTAATCAATCCGTCAGTTTTTGAATTTCTGTATTTAAACGCCGTGTCTTTTAAAACAACTGGAAGTGTTGCATATTTATAATCAAGCCAACAATATTCAGATAAAAACAATTGTTCAAACGCTTCATTGAATGTTTCTGGATAAAACCCAGAATTTAAAGTGATTGTTTGTTGACCGTTCTTGTTGTAAACTGTTTGTTGTGCTAATTGTGGACGATAAAATTCGTCAGTTGCGCCACCGCTAACACTTCGGAAACTGACTGTGTTTCGTTTATAGCTTTTCGATTTAACTTTTAGATTTAAAGCGTTATTTTTAAAGAACCAAAGTTCTTGTAATACTCCATATTTATTGATAAATCGGATTCGATATGGCGTATAACCACCGCAATCATAAACGTTTTCAATTTTAACTTTTGTTCCAAGCAATTCTTCTGTGTTACTGTCTTGACTAAAATGAATGTAATCGAACGCGCCACGCCCGTCAATATATTCTTGTTGTCTGCTTCGTTTTGTGTCAACATATCGGTAAGGGGTTGAATTTGACCCCCACGGGTATCGATTCGCCCAAACTTCATTTGATTCCATTAAAGAAGATGCGTTTGTGTTATTACTCACCCCAGAAATTACACCAAATTCTTTGTTTGTAATAAAAAAACGGGAATTGGTGTTTGGTGAAAAAAATTGACTTTCTGGAAGGTTGTCAAATTCTCGAATTGCCGTTGCAATAACTTGTGAAGAATATTGTTTTTGAACCATTATTGTTGTAGGTGCGGAAAAAGGTTTTAAAATATAAGGTATATCATACCAAAAATGACGCAAATCTTCTGCAACCGTATAATTTGAACCTTGTTCATAAGTTGAATAACCAAGAACCGCTTTATATCCAAGAACAGTGTCTTGAACCACAAATCCCGCACCAGTATCAACAGACGTTTGATAATCAACATTCATGCAAAGTGTTTGTGCTAATGCATTAACATTCATATAGTTTCCACTTTGATTGTTTGAACTTGATTCAATATCTAAATCAAATTTGTCTTTTATTAGTTCAGCGATTTCAAAAATGCATTCCGTGTTTCCAGAACCCGCGTCAACTCCAGTTGCCGTCAAAGTGTAAGTGATTGAACCAGTCCAAGAACCAGATTGGTTTCCAGAATAAATGTAAATTTCGATTTTCCCAGTGTGACCACCACTTGCGTTTGTCCTTACAAAATAGGGACTTCGGGAGTAAATAACTTCTGCCATAATTTTTTAATTTTCTTCTTTTAGGATTCGTTCTATTTCCAGACCAAAATTTTCAACAATAGCGTCTGGAAGTGAATTATAATATTTTTGAAATGGTTTTGTGAAGAACATGGAAGGTGCTAAACCTTGCGCAAATATTCTTTTTTGCAACCAAAAAGCAATTGTTGTCAGATTTCCACGTCTGAATTGTCCCGTCTTTTTATCACGGAATCTTATATTGTTTCGAACCGCCCATTCACGAAGCGTTTGCATCGGCGGTTTTTTTGTTTTATAGGAAAATTTGCCAAAAATAGAATCGTTGTTTTGACCTTTTTGTTTTCCATTACTCACCAAACTTGGATTTGCACCAAACACACCCGCGTCTTTATAAGCAACATAATCGGCAACAATCATTTGCAGTTGCAATCCATTGGGTGTTTTGCTGACTTGATACGTCATTGAATCTGGATTGTCTGCCAAATATCCAGTTCCAGTTTTAAAATCATTTTTTGCATTCTTACGCGCTTGGGTGATAACATTCACCGCAAAATTTCGCATTGCATTTTCAACTTTATTGACGTTCATTTTTTAATTTTAAA